CGCAGTGGGGCTATCAGTTGGAGGCCGAGATTATTATCTTGAACGAGCTGAAAGAGCCGGACGCCCGCGAGCGCCGCGCGCTTGCCAATAAACTGAAGCCAATCATTGCGGCGCCCCCCGAGATGATCCCGATTAACCGCAAGGGGCTTCATCCGTATCAAATGGTCAACCGCTGTTTTGTATTGGCGTTCTCGAACGATCCCGTGCCGATCTCGCTCGCGTCGCAGGATCGCCGCTGGTTCTGCGTGTGGTCGAGCGCGCCGAGGATGACGCCCGCCGCCGCCGAACGCATCTGGCAGTGGTACAAGGCCGGTGGCTTTGCTGCGGTCGCTGGCTGGCTGGCGCGCCGTGACGTGTCGCGGTTTAATCCGTCGGCAGCGCCCGCGATGACGGAATTTAAACAGAACCTGATCGAACACGGTATGAGCATGGCCGAGTCGTATCTGGTCGAGATGCTGCGCGGGCGGCAGGGTGAATTCAACGCCGGTGTCATCGGATCGCCTTTCCATGCCGTGTGCGATCGCCTATCGGGCGCGGCGCCCGGTGGGGTCAAGGTGCCCCAAGCCGCGCTACTGCACGCGCTGAAGGAGGCCGGATGGGTAGACTGCGGGCGGTTAGCTGCGGTCGGCCTGCACACTAAAAAGCATGTTTTCGCCGCCGTGGACGTCGCCAAGCGTTACACTAAATCGGAGCTGCGGCGTATGGTCGAGGGGCCGCCGCCGCCCGTGATGCTAGCGTCGGTCAAATAGAAAACGCCCCGTGAGGGGCGTCTTTTTTGTTGTGCTACGGTTTACAGGTCGAACATTATCGCCAACAAGGCTATCAGCAGCAGCACGGCGAGCGCGATCATTCGTCGCTGTCCAGTAGCTTGGCGGCACGGTCTACCCATTCCAGATCGTCGTCGATCATGTCCGCAGCGTCGCGGATACATTGCCGCAGCAGGAGCCGTTCCTGCTCTAGGTCGATAATGCGGGAAAAGGCATCCGCCAGCGCCGTATTGCCGTCGGCGTATGCCGTGCGTTCGTTTTCTTCAATTGTTAGCTGCATGATTCCATCTCCTTGTAAATTTCTGGAATGCTGACGAGCAGGCCCGCCAGCAGGCTTTCGGCATAGTCGCGCAGCACCTTGTGTTCTGCCGCCGCCCGCGCCGCGCCCGTGAAAATGCGCGCAACGCCCCACTCTTGAGTATCCCACGGGCCAAGCCCGCCGCCCCAAGAATCAACCAAAACCACGCCGTCAAATATTAGACGTTCGCTTCTGCCTAGATCGTTAATCGTGTAGCGCACGTCGCGCCCCAATACCTTAAAGTCTATAGTCGTGTCGCTCATTTATAGCTCCCTTGTGCGATGATAAACTGGCCCCGCAATAACGCCAGAGCCGGAGGTTGATTTTTTACGATAGGTGCGCCTGCAATTCTTGCAGACAAAACTTTGTCCGGCGGCGCGCTCGACGGTTTGAAAACCGCGCCCGCCGCAGTGCGCGCAGGTCATGTCCGGCGGTCGCGCGGTGTGCGTTACATTCATTTGCACACCACCACCGCCCCGATTGCGAGGGCCAGCGCAGTAGCACTCATGGCAAGCGCGAAGCATAGCAACGCCTGCGCGAGTGTTTCGCCCGCTGGCGGGGGCTTTAGGTTTTTACAGTCTTTCATATGATAGCTCATGGTTACGCCTCCTCTGATGTCAGGTTGTAAAGTTTCGCGATTTCGCTGTCGTCGTCTAAGATAGTCCATGGATTACATATCGCCCATACTTCATCGTGCGCTTTTTGCATCGCATCAACGTCTACCGGCGTATCCCAGCTAATTTCGGTCGGGCTATCGTCCCAGTGATACGCTCGCCCCATTGCAGCAAGGTCACGCATGTATTGCTTTACATCTTCGATTGTTTTCATACTTACGCTCCCTCAATTAAACTAAACGATGCGCGATCTACCGTATTAAAACTATAAAAATCATCCATTGACGCGTAGAGCACTACCGATTCGGCATCGATGCCGATTACACGGCCGTCCTTAAGTACAACAAAGTCTACCGGCGCGTTTCCGCTTAGCGTGTCAATGCCTGCGATATATTGTGCGTTTACAGTGTCCATAATTAACCCCTTATTTAACAGCAAGTGCAGGTATTAAACGGCTTGCCATTGCGGCATTTTTCAGGCGCGCCGTCGAACAGTTCAAGGCGCGCATGTAGCCATGCGTCAGACCAGAGCGTGCTCTCATAGGTATAGTCAATCCCAAGCGCAGACATTGCATCGAGCATAGTTTGGTTTGCGTCGCAATAGTCGTGCGAGTGGCAAATGCTCGCGTCTGTTTCATTAGCGTTTGCGTCTGCCAATTCTGCAAATTCTGACAGTGTGAGCGTAGCGCGCAATAATTCGGTAAATTTTTCGGCTAGCTGTACGTGCTGCGGTTTCGTGGTTTGCATGATTTTCCCTCGTTTTAGTGAATTGAATACGAAACAGCGGCAACCTTGCGTGACCAACACGCACGGCATTCGCGACACTCGCCATTCTGCGCTGGGGCGTTACAGGCTGTGCCGATCGGTTTAACGCTATGGACATTGGACACGGCAATACCTGCAATGCCTTTAAGACTGGCAGGTACAACGACGGGTTTGTCGGTAAACATTGCGCTGAGTCTGATAATCAGATTTTTTGGGATGTCGTACTGTGCCGTGAATGCTGACACAATGCCGTATTCGCGTGTCGGCAACCAATGCATACAATTGGGCGTAGCGCGTGCGACAGCTGCGATTTTCTCCAAGTGTTCGATGTCTTGAATGTCTCCGCTATCATGCCAACGAAAATACTTGTCGGCACCAATGCTAACTACCATGGCATCGACCCACAGATTATCTGTGATTGATACCAGTCTTGCGTGCTGTGCTGGTTCAATATTGTGCTGATATTTGCGGTAGTTGCCTTTTTCAGCGTAGCAATCCGCACAGATTGACCCCGCGATCGCACGCATTTTAAATCCAGTGCGGCATGCGATTGTCGGCAGTGAATACGATTTGCATGGCATCTTAGTTGTTTGGGTAAGCCCGCCATGGATTTCGTGCGCTTGCGTTTTGTTGAGGGTTTGCATGTAGTTTCCTTTCGGGTAGTTTAGTGTACCGGTATGCTGCGGAATCTATTTTAACGCATTGGCAAGCGATTTACATACAAATAGTGAAATATATTTTCGACGTATAAAAATAGGGCGGAAAAACGCGATTTTATGGGCAAAATGAATTGCTCATATTGGCAGTCGAAAAACGGGCGCGTGACATAGGGAAGATTGGCATTCTTGGCTATTTATAGTTAGACGTTAGATTTTTTGTAAATGGTATATATGTAGCACGGCGCGTCAATTCTGCGCGGTTTGGATGCGACTTCCGGCGCTATGCCAAGAATGCCAAGATGACCCATAACCGCCAAGCCGCGCCAGTTCGCACGTCAACCGCTAAACGGTATTCTGCAAAGAGACTACATACAAAACATGCCACCTTGTTCACCAGGTAAAAGTGTGAGTGCCCACTAACTTAATGCCATCGGCCAGGGGTAAGTGAGTGCCCACTAACATAGAGGTGAGTGCTTACTAGCTTGGAAGTAAGTGCCCACTAACATGGGGGTGGGTGGGCCCTGCGCCAGGCGTGTCGGTCACGGCACCCTCCACGAACAATTTTTTTAAAAAATGCAAACACGCATGTAGACGCCTTGCAAACCACAGCCCGCACATCCGCCCGCACATCAGCCCGTACGTTGCCCGCACATGCAATAGGTCAAATTGTCCTATTGGCAAACGGAAATCAGTCGTGCTATAAACGGGCTATGTTCAAGTCACTCCCATTCACACCCCGCGTCGTCAAGGCAACCGAGCAGCGTTTGAACGCTATATATGCTGCTTCTAATTTAGGGTTAAAAGGAGATGCACTGGCGTTGGCAGCGGGGATGCTGCCTACGGAATATAGACAATTGTGCCAATTTGACCCAATGGCCGAGATGGCCGCACAAAAGGGCAAAGCCGATAACGAACTGCAAGCTGCCCGGCGATTGAACGAGGCGTCTGAACAAGGCGACGCTAAAGCGAGCTTGGCGATCTTGCAGCATTGCCACGGCTGGACGGCCAAGACCGAAATCAGTGTGGACGTCTATCAGAAGATCAGTGTGCTGACTGCCTTGGAAGAAGCCCGCGCAAGGGTAATCGAGGGGCAAGCTACCGAAGTTTTTCCCCAGTCCATAGGACAAAATGCAACAGCCCATTTATAAGTCAGACGAAGAACAGAAGTTGATGGTGGAGCTGTGGTCACCCGCGCTTGCGGATGACCCCGAAGCGTTTGTGCTGTTTGCCTTCCCGTGGGGCCAGAAGAACACCCCACTGCATAAGTTTAAAGGCCCGCGCGCGTGGCAACGGCAGGTGCTGCGTGATATCAAGGCGCATATACAAGGGAACAAGGGCAAGATTCAGATGGACACCCTGCGGGAGGCCGTTAGTAGCGGGCGCGGGATCGGCAAGTCTGCATTAGTCTCTTGGTTGGTGCTGTGGATGCTGACCACCCGCATCGGTGGCAGCATCGTCATCAGCGCCAACTCGGAAAGCCAACTACGGTCGGTGACCTGGGCCGAGCTGACCAAGTGGGCGGCGATGACCATCAACAACCATTGGTTTGAGATCAGCGCAACCAAGCTGGTGCCCGCGCAGTGGCTGTGCGAGCTGGTCGAGCGCGACCTGAAGAAAGGCACACGTTACTGGGCCGCAGAGGGCAAGCTGTGGTCGGCAGAGAATCCAGACAGCTATGCCGGTGTCCACAATCAAGACGGCATGATGTTGATCTTCGATGAGTCAAGCGGCATACCCAATCCAATATGGGAAGTCGGTGCCGGGTTCTTTACCGAGAACACACCAGACCGCTATTGGTTTGCTTTTAGCAACCCGCGCCGCAACGAAGGCTACTTCTTTGAGTGTTTCCACGCCAAACGGGCGTTTTGGAACACCCGCAGTGTCGACGCGCGCACCGTTGAGGACACCGACAAGCAGGTCTACGAGCAGATTATTGCGGAATACGGCGAGGATTCACCGCAGGCCAAGGTCGAGGTGTATGGGGAATTCCCCGACGCGGGCGAGGATCAGTTTATTAAGCCCATGCTGGTTGAGGATGCCATGCACCGCGAACGCTGGAAGGACACTACGGCACCGATCGTATTAGGCATCGACCCAGCCAGAGGTGGCGCCGACTCAACCGTGCTGGTGGTGCGCCAAGGGCGCGACATTGTGGCGATCAAACGCTACTCGGGCGAGGACACCATGACTATAGTTGGGCGGGTGATCGACGCCATCGAGGAATTCAAGCCCACGCTGTCAATTATCGACGAAGGTGGCCTTGGTTACGGGATACTTGACAGGCTGACAGAGCAGCGTTATAAGGTACGCGGGGTAAACTTTGGCTGGAAGGCTAAGAACTCCATTATGTGGGGCAACAAGCGGGCTGAAATGTGGGGCACCATGAAGGAATGGCTGAAAACAGCGTCTATTCCGAGCGACCGTCAGCTAAAAGCCGATTTGGTCGGCCCCATGAAGAAGCCTAACAGCAGCGGCACCATTTTCCTTGAGGGGAAAAAAGAGATGCGTAGTCGTGGATTGGCCTCACCGGACGCTGCCGACGCGCTGGCCGTCACTTTTGCTTTCCCCGTCGCACACCGCGAGTATCGCGAGGCAACCCGGCGCCCCGCGTCATCCCACGCCAGCGTAACCAACTCTTGGATGGGGTCATGAAGAAAAGCGTATCGTTATCGGTGGGTCGTGGTGAGAAACGCCCCGTTAGCAAGGGCGCGGGCCTTACCGCCAAGGGCCGCGCTAAATATAATGCAGCGACCGGCAGCAACTTGAAGGCACCGGCACCCAGTCCAAAAACATCAGCCGACAAAGGGCGCAAAGCGTCCTTCTGCGCCCGCATGTCGGGCGTGGTGGCTAAGGCCAAAGGCCCCGCCGAGCGGGCAAAAGCATCCCTTAAACGATGGAAGTGCTAACTATGAAGCCAGGACTTTACGCCAATATCAACGCCAAGAAAGCTCGGATCGCTGCGGGCAGTAAAGAGAAGATGCGTAAGCCCGGCGCGCCCGGCGCACCGACTGCAAAGGCGTTCAAGCAGTCGGCCAAAACCGCAAAGAAGCGATAATTATGCCGCTAGTCAAGTCACCCAGTCCGATGGCCTTTCGCAAGAACATCAAGGCCGAGGTTGCTGCTGGCAAGCCGGTCAAGCAGGCCGTTGCCATTGCCTATGCGGTCAAACGCGCTGCGGCGGGTAAGAAGAAAGGCAAGTAGTGACTTATCACGACACAGGCATTAACGAAGCGGGCGCAGTCTCGTCAGGCGGCACTAAGTCTGACCGTGACAACGGCGAGATGCTGGCGACCATGCGTACGCGCCTGACGATGGCGATCGCTGCGTATTCGGATAGCCGCGAGGACGAGCTGGACGACCTGCGCTTTCGTGCTGCATCACCGGATAACCAGTGGCAGTGGCCCGCTGACGTGCTGGCAACACGCGGCTCGGTGCAAGGGCAGACGATCAACGCCAGACCTTGCCTGACCATCAACAAGCTGCCGCAACACGTCCTGCAAGTCACCAACGACCAGCGGCAGAACCGGCCCAGTGGCAAGGTAATACCGGCTGACGACAAGGCCGACATTGAAGTAGCCGAAATATTCAACGGTTTGGTGCGGCACATCGAGTATATAAGTGACGCTGACGTAGCCTACGACACGGCCTGCGACAACCAGGTTACGTTTGGTGAGGGTTACTTCCGCATCTTGACCGAATACTGCGACGACAACAGTTTTGAGCAGGATTTGCGGATTGGGCGCATCCGCGACAGTTTTAGCGTCTACATGGATCCGACAATTCAAGATCCCTGCGGGTCGGATGCCGAATGGTGCTTCATCAACCAAGAAATTACCAAAGACGAATACGAGCGCGAGTTTCCCGATGCAGCGACACTCTCAAGCCTGCAATACGGCGTGGGCGACGGGCAGTTAAACGCGTGGATTAACCAAGACACCGTGCGGATTGCGGAATACTTCTACATCAAGCACGAAGCCAAGAAATTAAACCAATACCCCGGTGGAATGACCGCAATGGCGGGGTCGCCCGAAGCCAAACAGATTGAAATGATGGGTTTGGCTGCAACAAGAACCCGAGATGTAGACGTGCGGACGGTCAAATGGTGCAAAACCAACGGGTTTGAGGTGCTGGAGGAACGCGACTGGGCGGGTAAATACATCCCCGTTATCCGCGTAATTGGCAACGAATTTGAGATTGATGGCCGCATGTACGTCAGCGGATTGGTGCGGAACGCCAAAGACGCGCAGCGCATGTATAACTATTGGGTTAGCCAAGAGGCCGAGATGCTGGCACTGGCACCCAAGGCACCGTTTATTGGCTACGGTGGTCAATTTGAGGGTTACGAGCAACAGTGGAAAACGGCCAACATCAACAACTGGCCGTATTTGGAAGTCAATCCGGAC